TATCTGCTGCTACTGCACCAGGAACCCATGCACTGCCATTCCAAACTAGTGCTTGGCCGTTGCTAGGTGTGGCTGCACTTACGTTTGTTAAATCATCTAATGCTTGTGCTACTGCGGTTGGTGTGGTTGCTGTCCATACAGCACCATCATAGGAAAGGACTTGACCGCTTGTTGCTCCTGCTACACTTGTATCGTTTAATGCTGCTAGGCTTGTTATGATAGTTGGTGTGTTAGCAAAATTATTATAGTCTAAATAGTAAGCCGGTGATTGACCTGCTAGTGTTGCGGCATCTGTACTTGATGAAGTTGCACTTCCCCATCCAATGCTTCCGTCAACGCCAACGATTAAAACTTGGCCTTGTAAACCAAGCTCCCATTCGGGAAAACCGCCTACTTTACTGTAAAGTTCGGTAAAATTATTATTTGTTTTCGTAAGTGCGGAACGTAGTGTATCGCCGTCACCTGCGTCAGGGCTACTACCTGTGTTGATTATTTCTTGAGCCATAGTGTCCTATTCCTAGCATACATTTATTTAAAGTATTTATCTTATCAGTTCAATTCTAATAAATACTTGTACTATGCCAAGACTAAGTTTATACAAACCAGAAAAAGGTCGTGACTACAAGTTTTTAGACCGTCAAATATACGAAATGTTTCAAATTGGTGGGACAGATGTAAACATTCACAAATACATCGGCACCGATGACGGTACCACTGTGAAAGATGAAAGACAAATACAAGATCTACTGTTTTTAGAGAACAGAGATCGTAAGTATGACGAAGATATTTACACTATTAGAGGTATCTATAATGTACAAGATATTGACTTTGACCTAAGTCAATTTGGACTGTTTTTACAAAATGACACAGTGTTTATGACCATACATATTAATAGTAGCGTAGATGCACTTGGTCGTAAAATAATGCCTGGTGATGTATTGGAATTACCTCATTTAAAGGATGAATTTGCAGCAAACGATTACGAAGTTGCACTTAAACGCTTTTATGTTGTAGAAGATGTTAACCGTGCTGCTGAAGGTTTTTCACCAACTTGGTATCCGCACTTATATAGAATTAAATTAAAACAGATAGTAGACAGTCAAGAATTTAAAGATATTTTAGATTTACCAATGAATGAAGATGCTCCTGAGCAGGGCAGTTTACGCGATTTGTTGTCTACATACGAAGCAGAAATGCAAATTAATAATGCAAATCTTGCAGAAGCAGAAAAGGATGCTGCAAAGTCAGGATATGACATTACAAATCTTTATACACTTGCTGTTAACGAAGACGGCAGCACTGCACTAGAAACTGTTGATGATAGTACACTGAATGCAGACTCATTAAATACTGTTGATGCATTGCGTAACACTCCGAGAAAAGATGGTTATAGTGGTTACTTATTAGGCTCTACTGAAGCTCCAGACGGTGCTCCATTTGGTAGCGGTATTGCGTTTCCAACTACTCAAGCAGAAGGAGATTATTTTTTACGTATAGACTTTTTACCTAATAGATTATTCCGTTATGACGGAACACGTTGGGTTAAAATGAGAGATAATCTAAGAATGGATATGACAAATACTAGTGCAAGACAAACACAACGCTTGTCGTTTGTTAACAATCTTGAATTTACATATATTGATAAACTTGCCGCAGACATGGCATCATTGGCAAAGGGCGACACTGTTATTCAAACAGACGTACAGTTAATTACACCAACTCCTGCATATGTTCTTATTAAACTTAATAACTTTAAACTTGAATTGTCAGTTGCTGAAAATCCTGGCTTAATAACCACATATGCAAAAGGCAGTTTTACAGATTTAATGCAAATAAATTTACCAACAGAAATTATCGAAACAGGTTTGTGGGAAGTTATATTCTACAATGATAGAGTTAAACAGCGTCAAAGCCTAAGTGAAGCATTGCGTCCAAGGAGTGACAATTAATGGAACATTTTTATGACGGTCAAGTAAGACGCTATCTAAATCAGATGCTTCGTTTGCTGAGTCATTTTACTTACAAAGACGGAAGTGGAAAAATAACACAAGTTCCTGTAATGTATGGAGACATTACACGACAAGTTGCAAGTATTATTAGAGATAACTCAGAAAATAAAATACCAAGTGCTCCACGAATAGGTATGTATGTAACTGGTCTTGAACAAGATCGTTCTCGTACTGCTGATGCAAGTTATGTTAACAAAGTTCATATTAGAGAAAGAGAGTATGACGAAGTTAATAAAAAATATCTTCCTACTCAAGGTAATTCATATACAGTTGAAAGGCTAATGCCTAGCCCTTATACACTTACTGTTAATGCGGACATATGGTCAACAAACTCAGATCAAAAGCTACAACTTGTAGAACAGATACTAATGCTGTTTAATCCAAGTTTAGAAATTCAAACAACAGACAACTTTGTTGATTGGACTAGTTTAAGTGTTGTTAACTTAGAAGGTGTAACTTGGAGTAGTAGAAGTATTCCGCAAGGAACTGAAAGCGAAATTGATGTGGCAACACTACAATTTAGTACACCCATCTATATTAGTCCTCCAGTAAAAGTAAAACAACTAGGTGTAGTAACTCAAATTACTATGAGTATAGGTGATGAAGAACGCGGCACTATTGAAACAGGTATTAATATTCCTGGTGACTCGATACTATTCCCAGGATGGGATCAAGAAGCACCACAAGGATTTAAGGCTAATATAGGATTAAATCCAGATGATTGGCATTTACTTGTAATAGGAACATATTCAGAGCTTGTTAATCCTATGGGTCTACAAGCACAGTCAGAACTAGATGTACCAACACCTAATGGAACAAAAGGTTCATGGCAAGGAATACTTGATGCAATGCCTGGGCAATATCGTGCAGGACTTTCTAAAATATTCTTAAAACGTTCAGATACAAACGCACCTATTGTTGGATACATTACACTGAATCCGTTAGATGATAGAAAACTTGTAGTAAATTGGGATGAAGATACTCAACCAACTAATACACTACTTACAGGTCCTACACGTACAGATGGAAATATAAATGCTGTTGTTGATCCTCAAAGAGCAATACCAAATGTTGGTCCAGGTGTTAGATTCTTAATTACAGGAAATATAGGTGATATTTCCAATGTTGACGGTCCTGATGCATGGAAAAATTTAGATGGTAGTGACTTTATAGCTGAAGAAAATGACATTATAGAATGGGACGGTCTCAAGTGGCATATTATATTTGATGCAAGCGAGTATGCCGGTGATCCTATTTATGTTAGAAATATTAATCCTAATAGTGGTCTACAATTTAAATGGGACGGAGATCAGTGGATTAAAGCCTGGGAAGGCATTTACGAGCCAGGAAACTGGCAAATCATCCTCTAAATCAAATAACTACTTATATGAGTAATAAAATCATTTGCAGTGGTGCTATCGTCTGTTCACTAAAAACTAAGCGATTCCTGCTGCTACAAAGGACACATCAAAAGCAAATAGGCCAATGGGGATTAGTAGGAGGAACTAATGACTCAAATGAGTCTCCATGGGAAGGTCTAACGCGAGAGATTATAGAAGAAATAGGTTCTTTACCTAACTTTGTTAAAGTTATTCCATTAGAGCTTTTTGTTAGTAATGATGAAAAATTTAATTTTCATACATATCTTTGTTTTGTAGATGAAGAGTTTATACCTGTTTTAAATGAAGAACACTCGGGATATTGTTGGGTTGATTTTGGTGTGTGGCCTAAACCCTTACATCAGGGGTTGCGAAATACTTTAAATAATGCTACAATAAAAACTAAAGTATTAACCGCAGTCGATGTATTACAATATATCGAGGATCAGAATGATAATTAAAGATTTATGGCCTACAAAATTAATACAGTTCAAATGGGATAATCAAGAACTATTAGGTAATGTTGTTAACGACATTATTCTAAAATTTCCCGATGGTATTAGTGATAGTGAACGTCCCGATATAGAAGAATATCCTGAAATTAAACCAGCATATGATTATGTTAATGACTGCGTTGAAAAATTTTTAGAGGTTGAATTTCCTAAACAAGGAACTTATTCTTTTAGCTGGTGGGTACATGTTTATAGACAAGGTGCTACACATCATATACATAATCACTTAGGCAGTCAGTTTACTGGTATACTTTATCTTGCAACACCTCCTGTAGGCGGAGAACTAGTATTACACGATCCAAGAGGTAATGCTAACAGAGGTTATAATAATAATTTAAAACATATGTTTGATCCTATTATATTAAAACCCGAAGCAGGTGATTTGTTTATATTTCCTAGTTTTGTTTGGCACAATGTTGAAACTGTAAAAGACATGCGTATATGCATGCCATTCGATGTGTGGTGTTAATATGCTACTACCTAGTGTTAGTCTATCGTACGATGAATTTGTATCTTTAATTAGAAGCGAGCATGCTTTTAATGAAGACATGGTTAGTTATATTGATCGAAAAGGCTTGCAACACTATTTAAAATTTGACGATTATATTTCATATCTAGGTAAAATAGATAACTTATTGTTAGACAAGGATATAACAATTAAAGTAGAAAAATATGAAACTATGTGTAACTTTAATAAAGGCACTGTTCATATATTTTATGCTAAAGAAGGAAGTCCTAGTTTTGACGAGCATTGTGATCCTGTAGACTTAATGTTGCAAGTAACACATGGTGTAAAAACAATAGAAATGAATCAAAGAGATTATACGTTGCATAAGGGAGAACGTTTATACATTCCTGCAAGTACATTACATCGTGCAACAAACAAATATGAAAGCATTATGCTATCTTGGGGTATAAATGACTGTACATAATGCTA